GGCACCGTTCAAGGTGCCTTTCTCGTTTCTGGCTATCCCGATAACGCTGCCTGTTCTGCACTGAACGGAACGATGAATGGGTTTCAGCAGTGTTTCTGTGCGTCAGGAGAAACTATCACCCAGAACGGATGTGGGCCTGATAACCAATGTGATACCGGCGCGATCCCCAATACGTCTTCCTTTACGGTTGATATCTTTACCAGTACCGCTCCTTCGAGTGTTTGCATCGATAACTGCTTGGCTAATAAGCGAACATCCGGGGTCGTCAGTATCCCGCGCGGATCGTTCACTACCCATTTCTATCAAACCGATGCTTCCTCTTGTTCTGGTGGAGAGTTCAACCCTGACCCGGCTGACTTCACACAGGGGAATCCACTTGATCCTATTTGTGAGACTCATGGGGGAAATGAATACTGCTACGACCCTGTAACCAACACCGTTTCCAAGAATGGATTCCCTGCATGGGATTTCGATAATGGGGATTACTTTGACGGCTACTGTGCCATTCGCTCTGGTGGCACTTTTACCTGTGGCCCGAACAGTACCCTCCCCGGTACTGACGCTTCTGATCCAGAAGTACCCTACGCAGCCGACACCGATGATGATGGTGTTCCTGATTTCTACTTTGTTGCTGACTCGGCCTCTGGCCTAAACCGGATTGCTCCTGGAACCTCTATCGACACGACTGGCGACGGTCAAGCCGATTCGGTAGCAATAGATACCAATAACGACGGTATTTCTGACTCTGTAAAGCGTGATTTCAACGGAGACAAACTCCCTGATCAGGACGATCCTTCGACCCCGGGAATAGATGAATCTGCCCCTCCGGGTGATACCAACATCGGCGGTTCTGGTGGTGGAAATAACACCGATGACAACAATACCGGTTCTTGTGTCGATAACCCGAACACCCCATGGAACGAGTGTGATACCGATGGGGATGGTGAAGGTGGTGATCCCGGTGACGGTTCCTGTCAGGACGATCCGAGCACTCCATGGAATGATTGCTCAGTTGGGGCCGATCTTGATGGCTGCAACAAAGAACCGGAAGTAACTGGTGATCCTCTCCAAGCAGCAGCTATTTTTCTAGCGTGGCAATCGGCCTGTTCCGGTTACGTATCACCAGATCAGCGCAACAACGGTTTAGACCTCACTGACACTCGACCCGAAGATGATGGCTCCTTCCTGTCGACTGCTGTTGACCTGCCCACCTCTTTAGATCAATCAGGCTTTCTCGGCTCCGGTTCCGGTCTCCCTGATTACTCGTTATCAATTCTCGGTCAGTCCTACGACATTGAAGTCAGCAAGTGGGAGCCGTTTCTACAAACTGCCGGTGCGCTCTTAGTAATCATGTCGTTACTTTGGGCAGGTCGGTTACTGGTTGAGGCTTAGTCATGCCCGGAATATTAATTGGAGGTTTAACTTGGTTCTTCGGCACATTCCTGTCGAAGATGGTTTACCGAATCATGTTTGCACTCGGTATTGGCTTTGTGGCTTATGAAGGTATTGACCTCATTTTTGCCACCCTTGATAGCCAAATCCGTTCTGGTCTTGGTGGCCTCACTGATTACGCTTTGGCAGCAGCCCAACTGCTCCAACTTGATGTCAGTGCCTCAATCATTCTTTCTGCGTATGCCGTCCGTGTGTCCATGATGGCAGCCAGAGTGGCTCTGAGAGGGCTTTCCTAATGCTTTATCTCGTTACAGGAACCCCCGGAGCCGGTAAGACTCAATACACCTTAAAACAGGTCACACAAGATGAACACTTTAAAGATAGAGAGGTTTATACCTGGGGAATCCCAGGTTTATCCGCTGATCTCGGATGGCATGAACTTACTGATCCAGAAAAATGGGATTCGGAAGTTCCTAATGGTGCGATTGTTATTATTGACGAGGCGCACGCTATCTTTCCCCGGCTCAAGGTGGGGAGTCAAAAGCCGAAACATTTTGAACCTTTATCGACGCACCGTCATAGAGGTTTGGACATTTTCGTTATCACCCAATACCCCAACGATCTCGATATTTATGTCCGTGGTCGGGTTGGCTGGCACTACCATCTTAAAAGGAAGATGGGCATGGAAGCCTCTGTGGTTCATAAGGCAAACGAGGCGTTTTATCCCGGTGATAAAGAGGCGATGGCCAAGTGCCAAACCGAAATCTATAAGTTCGATAAAAAGGTTTGGGAACTCTACGATTCTGCTACCGTCCACAACGTCCAAAAGAAGTTCCCCAAGAAACTGCTCTGGCTCCCTGTTGGAGCCATTGTTGCCATAGCCTGTATCGGATACGCCTATAAGACTCTCGCCGGTATGGTTCAGACGGAACCACAACAACAATTTTCGATTGTTGAGTCTCCGGCTGCGGAGGCCAAACCCGCTGCAAACCCAACCCCCCAGGTTCATTGGAGTGCAATAGATACGGCAACGTATCTCCGGCAGTATGTTCCTCGTGTTGAAGGGCAACCGTGGACGGCTCCCCGATACGACGAACTGATGCGACCCCAACGCGCCCCGAAGCCTGCCGGGTGTATTCACAACAAATATAAGAACACCTGTCGGTGCATCACTCGGGATGGCGCCGACTTGGCAGTCACCCGCGAATACTGCATGGGTTGGATGTCAGGGAAGTTCAAATATTTTGATGACACTATCCCCGATTCGGACTATAGTCGTGGGCCAACAGATTCATCGAACCGTTTAGAGGACGGGTAATGATTGATTGGATAAAGATAAGATTTCTCTGCAACCATAAACACGAAATATCAGGCGACAAAATAATTACCATTGACCAAGATGGAGAGGTCAAGTGGGAATTAAAGAAAAGTCTTGGTGTTGTGGGTTCGCACGATTCTCGCGTTTTCATAAAGTCGATTCAGACTCCATTGACGCCCCGAATAGGCGTCGATTTCGGTAACAGGACCCATACCATCGAAGTCGAAGGTAACTTCGTAAAGTTCTTTCAAGGTCACAATATCGACGGCTCGGAAAACCTCAAAGGCCTGATCTACCACATGATCGACCATCTGGTGGCGCAGCCGGAATTGGGTTTGCAGCCGACAGTGTGGGATCGGAATTCCTGGGTCAACGGCTTTATCAAAATGCACCGGGTAGACGTCACCCGCTCTTGGGATTTAGGCACTCAGGAAGCAGTCGATTCCTGGCTGAAAGGAACCCAAGTCAACGCCCAAGTCCAGTACAAGGGCCGATCCGTATATGAGGAAGGCACCGTATACTTCGGCAAAAGATCGAAGTATTGGAGCATGAAGTTTTACAATAAAGCCCGAGAATTAAAGGCTAAAGGGCACCGTTTGCCCGAAGAATTTTCTCAGCTGCCGGATCAGATCCCCGGCGTTTTGCGTGGTGAGTTAGTATTTAGGAAGCGAAAACTAGAAGCCCTAGAGTTAGAGTGGCTCGGAAACTGGAAGCCAGAAACGGCAGACAATCTATACAAGGAATATCTAGGAAAAATGAGTCTAGGAACCAGAGTCCGAGTCACGGACAAAGAACTAACCGACATGCCCCGTCACCTTCGGGCCTGTTATACCATCTGGAAAAGCGGGGAAGATGTGACAAATCACTACTCCCGAAGGCAGATGTATAGGCTGAAAAAGTCCATGTTGGAGTACGGTATAGATATCACCGCTCCGCAGCCTAAGAAGGCCGAAGTTATCCCACTGGTGAAGTATGTTGAGGCTACACAGTGGGAAGCCCCTGCCGAATGGCATGAAAAAGGTCTGATATTTCACCCCAACAAGGTATAATTACCTGACCAGTCGTTCATCCAATCACGACTGATTAGGCTTGGGTGCCTCTAACACCCTAGCCACCGAGGAGGCCCCCGCTTAGGGGGCTTTCTTTTTGCCCCTAAGCCTCTCCCAAAAGGTCTGGGGGCTTTCCAACCGGTTCGTTAGTACCGACTCCACCGTTCTCAGGTTCCTCTCTAGCAGCCCAATCTCCCGATCTTTGCCCTGACTCCGCTGAACCTCTACGTTCAAATCCGCTCGGAGTTTCACCACCTCTAGTTCAAGTTCGTGAATCCTTGAACGTAGTGATTCCACCACCTGAGACCCCTGTACATTTGTCTCATTATGAGACTCACTAGGGTTCACTGTTGGTTCACCAAAAACCATCACCAGATCGGAAACATCGAAATACATTCTCGTCCCTTTCCCGTGTGGTCGGTTCCTGGGGGTTAGTCGCCCCTCTCTAACCCGCTTCCGAATAGTGTTCGTGACCACGCCAAACCGCCTAGAAGCCTCAGTTATCGAAATCTCGCTCATTAGTACACCTCAGCACTGAACGTGCATCAGGGTTCATTTCAGCGCATTATGAACGATTCCGCGCTTTCTTACCTGATAGCCTTATCGATCCCGCCGATAGCCGAAACCGTTGCAAGCGGGCAACCAACCCAAACAAAGCCAACACAACCGAACCCCGCGATCGCCGGGGCCGAAAGGCCGAAGGGCGCAATGCGCCCGGCCTCGGCCCAAATGTACGTGCTTCTAATAGCGTACATTTGTGTCACCGTGTCACAGTTTTAAACCTAGCGAAATAAGCCAAGTACACTGTTTTGGCAGACATTTTTTTTCTGCCAAAAAAAACCGGCCCTAAAGGCCGGTTCTCTGTAGTTGTTGGGGACTTCAACTAGGCAGTTTTTCTCATCGAAGCCCCGGAACTATTTGGGTCCCGTCGCTCTTTTGGTTCGTACTTTTCTGGATTCAGACTCTCGACCCATTCCTGGAAGTCACCGATCCGAACGTCCTCAATCTCAATGAGGACGCGCTGTAGAACAAAATCCATCACCCGCTGCACAGAGTATCCCTGCTGTGCTGCAACCATCTTTAAATATTTGTGGTGTGTTTGGTTAATCCCCACGTTCACTCGCGGGGCGTCTGCGTCAACTCGGTTCAAAACTTCTTCCCATTTGTTCATAAAGAGTTCATCCCTTTGATAGGTGGTTTCTATGTGAATTCACCATACCATACTTTTTACTAATAACAGTGAAATTTCTCATATAAAAATTTGACTAACCCCATTAGTTTATCAGATAATGCGTTTTCATGATTTCATTAACTCATGAAGCCTTTGGATTTCACTAACTGATTAACTCATTAAGGAAAAGTCACAATGCAACTGAAATTTGAAATAGCAAGCGAAGCAGTCCGATCCAAGAACAAAACAACCCCCAACGGCGAACACTACATTTCACGCGCTCAAGATGCGTATTTGTTTGTAGAAGGGCAGAAGTATCCCACCCCTGTCGTTATCGACATCCCGCGCGATGGTGCGCCTTACCCCCAGGGTTTCTACACAGTCTCTGATGATTCTTTTTATGTGAATCGTTATGGGCGTCTTGATGTGTTCCCGCGCCTTGTGGCTTTGGAAAAGAAAGCAGCCTAAGGAGTTCTTGTCGTGGCTTTCGACATCGTTTCAGCCTGTACAACTGCCGGTGCCAAAACGTGCGGTCAACTCTTTCAGGCGAATTGCTTCCCCGATCCCGCGAATTGTGGGATTGGGGATTCAACGATTCTCGGCGTTGCTGAGTATCAACAACTTATTCCAAGCATTGCCTTAGTTCTCGGCCTTGCTTTCGTTATTCGGACAGTTATTCAGTTGATGGGAGTTAGACAGTGATTGATTACCCAACCGTCTACTTCATCACGATGTTTGCTGCCCTCCTGATCATGTTCCGATGAATGAGGCACATCGGAATATGAGTCCCCCAAAACTTGCCTCGGTATCTTCATCAATGAAAAACGTCGCTCTTGCTTCTCTCGGTGTCCTGCTCCCCGTTGCGGGTGCTTTCGCTCAGGTAGATCTGTCTACCGAAGCCGCTCAGATCACCACGGACGGAACAGCAGCCATCACCGCAATCGGTGGTGCGTTGGTTGGTCTGGCTGTTGTGGCGGTTGTGTACAAGTGGGCCAAAGGAATGATCTTTGGTTAAGCCACTTCTGAGATAGCCCCCCTCGGGGGGCTTCTCTTTTCCAGCTAATTTTTTCGATTTAGAGGATCGACCATGAACAGAAAACTAAAAGAAGAATTCCCCTACGAATTCATGAAAGCAAAAGACCCCTGCCAAACATGCAAAAGCGCACCGTACTGTGCCGAAGCCTCCGCGATCTGCGTAGCCTTCGATCAATACGTGAGCACTGGATGGTTTGATCAGGATTCAGTCGGTCAGCCGGTTCTCGGTGGCTATGACGAACTCCTAGAAGAAAGGGGTCACTGGCGCAAGAGGGTTTTTGCGTCATGAAACAAGTCCAGATTCCATGCTTCCCACCTAAAGGAATGACCCGGTGGGAATACGAAGCCCAAGTGGCACGTTTTCATCTTAGAAAAATGCGGGAGATTTTGCGTCGTGCGAAAAATCCTCGCTAGTCTTCTATTGCTGCTCTCTTCTGCCGTAATGGCCGATCCGCAACCCCGATACTTCGCTGCTTACCCATCGGGTACGACTTGTAACTCGTCGAATATCGCCACTTGCGGGGCCACTTATGAAATCGTGGATAACCAAAACCTTCCGATTTGGTATGAGCAATACAACATCAAAACCGGTCTTTGCGAAGCCGTAGCAAATACCGGTTACGCCGTGTTCAACCGTGACGGATCAAATGCTGATTCTGTCTCTCCGAACACCACCTATATCTACTCGGATGGGAACTTCTGTAAATACGGCACCACACACTCCACGCAGACCATTAGCAACGGTAGTAGTTGGCAGAGTCCATCTGGCACCGTTCAAGGTGCCTTTCTCGTTTCTGGCTATCCCGATAACGCTGCCTGTTCTGCACTGAACGGAACGATGAATGGGTTTCAGCAGTGTTTCTGTGCGTCAGGCGAAACCATCACCCAGAACGGCTGTGGGCCTGATAACCAATGTGATACCGGGGCGATCCCCAATACGTCATCGTTTGCGGTTGATATCTTTACCAGTACCGCTCCTTCGAGTGTTTGCGTAGATAACTGCTTGGCTAGTCAGAGAACCTCCGGGGTCGTCAGTAT